ATGGCTAACTCAATTCCTAACAACGGACGCGCCGTGATGATGCGCAATCGCCGCACCGGAGCCGCCTGGCTGGTCAGCTTCGACTATCGCGACGGCAGCTACTGGCATGAGCCGCAGGGCAATCTGCGCCACATCCGCCGGCCATACGCATCACGCAATATCGAGCCGAACCTGGTTCCAGCCGGGACGCATTAACCACGCATATCAGCGCACGAATTTAACTGAGCTATCAGGCAGCCATTACGGTGCCGGGATTCTTACAACCAAATTTCAGGAGCGAGCTATGAACGCATACCGCGCATATGACGCTATCGAAGAACGGAAATGGGCTGAACAGTCGCTCACCGAAGAGAAGCAAAAGTGGATTGACGATCGGGCAAAAGAGGTCTTTGACAGCCTTCCAGAGGATCCATACGCGGCACTACGCCAGTCTGTATCGTCCAAATCGTTTCCATATGAAGGCCTCCGTAGCGATAAGGCTGGCGAGGTATACAACGATTTGCGCACAGCAATAGCTTACGCCCAGGCGGAATACGACTGGGATCACCGCACTGGCTGCCCGTTTTAACTTTGGGGAATAACAATGGCTAACGAACTTGTGATTACAGCCAGCTCTCTTGCTGAGCGAGGCATTGACGGCGCCACCTGGAGCGCCCTCAAAAACAGTATTTACCCTGGCGCCAAGGATGAGTCGGTGATGATGGCATTGGACTACTGCCGGGCCAGAAACCTCGATCCGCTTCTGAAGCCCGTTCATCTGGTGCCAATGAGCGTTAAGGACTCGAAGTCGGGTAAAAGCGAGTGGCGCGATGTGGTTATGCCTGGCATCGGGCTTTATCGGATTCAGGCCGATCGCTCCGGTGATTACGCTGGCGCTAAAGAACCAGAGTTCGGCCCGGACGTTACTCTGACGCTTACCGGTATTGAGGTGACCGTACCTCAATGGTGCAAGTACACGGTCAGCAAGCGCATGCCGAGCGGGGAAATCGTCGAATTCAGCGCGAAAGAATACTGGGTTGAGAACTATGCCACCGCCGGCCGCGACACTACCGCGCCAAATGCTATGTGGAAAAAGCGCCCTTATGGCCAGCTGGCGAAGTGTGCCGAGGCTCAGGCTCTGCGTAAGGCATGGCCTGAAATTGGCCAGCAGCCCACTGCCGAAGAGATGGAAGGTAAAACGCTGGAAGTGGATGCGCGTGACGTAACGCCGCGCAGCACTCCAGAGGCGCCCCCCTTGGTGGCCAGTGAGGAAACGCTGCAGGCAATTACTGACCTCCTGACGTCCCTGAATAAGGACTGGGAGCAGGACTTCCTGCCTCTGTGCAGCAACATCTTCAAGCGTGACATTTTCCAGGCATCACAGCTCACCGAAGAAGAAGCGCAGAAAGGCTTTAGCTTCCTTCAGAAAAAAGCGCAGGTGGCAGCATGACACCAGAAATTATCCTCGAGCGAACTGGCATTGACGTTACCCGCGTTGAACAGGGAGATGAATCCTGGCACCGCTTACGCCTCGGCGTGATCACTGCCTCGGAAGTTCACAACGTCATTTCTAAGCCCAAGTCAGGCAAGAAATGGACTGATATGAAGATGTCCTACTTCCTTACGCTCCTTGCCGAAGTGTGCACCGGCGTGGCGCCGGAAGTTAACGCCAAGGCGCTGGCCTGGGGGAAACAGTATGAGGCCGACGCTCGCACCCTGTTTGAGTTCACCACCGACGTGAAGGTAACAGAGTCGCCGATCCTTTTCCGTGACGAAGGCATGCGCACCGCCTGCTCACCTGATGGCCTGTGCAGTGATGGTCGCGGCCTTGAGCTGAAGTGCCCTTTCACCTCTCGCGACTTCATGAAATTCCGGCTTGGCGGCTTCGAGGCTATCAAATCCGCCTACATGGCCCAGGTGCAATTCAGCATGTGGGTAACCGGTAAGGATGCATGGTATTTCGCGAATTATGACCCTCGCATGAAGCGAGAAGGCATTCATCACGTGGTTGTTGAGCGCGACGACAAATACATGTCCGACTTCAACGAAATGGTGCCGGAGTTCATCAGCAAGATGGACGAATCGCTGGCGGAGATCGGCTTTACCTTCGGGGAGCAGTGGAAATGAAACATTACCGCGACGCCATAACCGTAGGGAAAGTGAAGTGCATGTACTCCGTCCTTCATCGTGGCTGGCTAATGCCATCTGGTGAAGTGGTAAGAAACCCGTTAAAGGCTCAGCGGCTGGCTGAAGAGCTGGACACGAAAAGAGGTGCGCGATGAAACGCTACTCACTTATCTATGCCGACCCGGCCTGGTCTTACGGGAACACGATCAGCAACGGTGCCGCCGTCGACCACTACCCCACCATGAGCTTGCTCGATATGAAACGGCTCCCGGTGTGGGAGCTCGCCGCGGATAACGCCGTATTGGCGATGTGGTACACCGGCACCCACAACCAGGAGGCGATCGAGCTGGCCGAGGCCTGGGGCTTTACGGTGCGCACGATGAAGGGCTTCACCTGGGTGAAGTTGAATCAGCTGGCCGAGCTGCGCATTACCAAGGCTCTGGCAGAGGGCGATGTGACCGATTTTTACGACTTCCTCGCCCTGCTGAATGCCGAGACGCGCATGAACGGCGGCAACCACACCCGCGCCAATACCGAAGACGTGCTGATCGCCACCCGCGGCGCCGGGCTGGAGCGCAAGCACGCCGGCATTAAGCAGGTGGTCTACAGCCCACTCGGCGCGCACAGCGAGAAACCGTGGGAAGTTCGTCACCGACTGGAGTTGCTATACGGCGACGTACCGCGGATTGAGCTGTTCAGTCGCAGCGCAGCGCCAGGCTGGAGCCACTGGGGAAACCAATGCGCCACCGCTTCAGTTGAGCTGATACCTGGATGCGCCATCGACGTTGTTAAGACGGAGGCAGCATGAGCAAGGGAACCATTATCTGCCTGTGCGATATCACTGGCGTCATGGCTGAGCCATGGGTCGAAGCAGGTTATCGCGCCGTCCTGGTGGACCCGCAGCACCCTGAAACTTCGATCGACGGTCCTGTTGAGCGCATATCAGCAACCATCCTTGAGGCGATGCCGCGGCTATCTCAGATTATCCGCTCTGAAAACGTCGTCATCGTCATCGGCTTCCCGCCATGCACGGACGTTGCTGTTTCCGGTTCCCGCTGGTTCGAGTCCAAGCGCGCCAAAGACCCGCATTTCCAGGGCAAGGCTGCGCTGGTAGCTGAGCAATGCCGGATGGTTGGCTTGGCGGCTGGCTGCCCGTGGGCATTCGAAAACCCGGTGAGCGTGTTCAGTAGCATCTTCGGCTCAGCCGATTACACGTTCCATCCGTACCAGTTCACTGGGCTGTGCGCGGATGACAACTACACGAAGCAGACCTGCCTCTGGACGGGTAACGGCTTCAAGGCGCCGGCAGAGGATATTCACCCGCAAGTGGCACAGGCGATCGAACGCGTGAAGCAGTACTTTAGCCGGATGGTGCCGAAGAAGAAGGCACTGGAGGTGTTCAACTTTCATGGTGAGAACCTCATCGCTGACTGGTATCCGGACAACCGAATTCACGAATGCCCACCCAGCGACGAGCGCGCCAACATTCGCAGCGCTACTCCCCTGGGCTTTGCAAGGGCCGTTTTCCTTTCGAATGCACCCCACCTCAATAAGAAACGGGAGGCAGCATGACGCCAGAAGAAAAGAAAAATGCGCTCAGAAGCATCGCGCGCAGGGCTAACGATGAGGTTAAGGCACAACGGCGGTCATCTCCCGCTTTAAGTTGCGACGAGATATCACGACCGATCCTCAACGGATGCATGCCGCTGATAAAGCAGCTTGGGTTAACGCCAAGCCATCTCTATGTGGAGATAGGTATTTTGAACGGATATATAAAGGAGCGCTGACATGCCAGAAATCATTGATCAAGCCAACGAGCTGGCAGAGCGCCGGCTGGAAATGACCATCCAGAACATGCGCATCAACCATAACGCAGTTTCAGCTACTCATTGCCGCGACTGCGGGGAAGAGATACCCGAGCGGCGCCGGGAACTGGTGGCAGGATGCCAGCGCTGTGCTGATTGTCAGGAAGACGAGGAATTACGCGGTAAGCATCGGAGGTGATATGGCATCTGACAAACCGATAACAGCACAGCAGGCCGCCGATTTGCTCATCGTGTCTGCGCGGGTGATCTACCGCCTGATTGAGTCTGGGGAGCTCGCCGGCCGCAAGGTCGGCAACAAGTACAGAACGACCGAGGCTGCGTGTATTGCATATTTGAAAACCCCGCGCGATCCTGTCATCGCGAACGCGGGTGAACATAAAGGAGAAGTTTTATGTCAATCACCCTCAGGGGCGGCGTGTGGCACTGTCATTTCTTTACGCCGTCAGGAAAAAGAGTTAGGCGATCTCTTGGCACGGGGGACAAAAAGCAGGCTCAGGAGCTCCACGACAAGCTGAAGGCGGAAGCGTGGCGGGTTGACCAGATCGGCGACCTGCCCGTCAGAACCTTCGAAGAGTGCTGCATCCGGTGGCTGCGCGAAAAAGACCATAAGCGATCGCTGGATGATGACAAAACCAAAATTGAGTTTTGGCTGCAGCATTTTTCCGGACGTGATATCTCGAAGATAACGGCGGAGGAAGTTCATGAAGCCGTTAATGGGATGAACAACCGTAAGCACCTTCAGGTGTGGGAGAGTAAGCGTGATGCCGCGATGAGGAAGGGAAAGCCGGTTCCGGAGTACAAACCACGGCAGGTTTCGCAGGCGACGAAGGCGCAACACCTTTCCTTCATTCGTTCCCTTCTCAGGGCCGCGGCGAATGACTGGGGCTGGATAAAAACAGCTCCAGTTATCAAAACCCGCAAGCCGATCAGTAAGAGGATACGGTGGCTGACCAGAGAAGAAGCTGAGCGGTTGATCGAGTGCATGCCGGAGAGCATTAAGCCAGTGGTGATATTTGCACTGGCAACCGGCCTGCGCCGCTCAAACATCATCGGTCTTGAGTGGCAGCAGGTCGATATGCAGAGAAAGGTTGCATGGGTAAATCCGGAGAACGCAAAAGCGGGCAAGGCGATTGGCGTAGCTCTGAATGATACCGCATGCAGGGTATTAAGGGATCAGATAGGGAAGCACTCCCGGTGGGTGTTTGTTCACACGACGGCAAAGCATCGCCCTGATGGGACACTGACGCCCGCGGTTAGAAAAATGCGTGTGGATGACAATAACGCCTGGCGCGCCGGGTTGAAAAAAGCGGGGATCGAGGATTTCCGTTTTCACGACCTCCGGCACACTTGGGCGAGCTGGCTAATTCAGTCCGGCGTCCCGCTTTCTGTTTTACAGGAAATGGGAGGATGGGAGAGCATCGAGATGGTACGTCGTTATGCTCACCTGGCGCCGAACCACCTGACCGAACACGCACGGAAAATTGACGCCATTTTTGGCGCTAGCGACACAAATACGACACAAGGAGGAAATCAGGCTGGTTTAAAACTGGCGTAA